CTATTTTACCCAACTTGTCCAGGACCAGATCACCCGGCCGATGATGGGATTGTGGTCCCGCTCTTTTTTCATGACTATCGGCTCAAATTCAGGGTTGTCGGACAGGAAAAACCAGAAGTCCCCGTTTTCCTTCACCCGCTTGATGGCGCACTCCTCTTCGTATTGCGCCAGGCGCACCGCGTAAATTCCCTTTTTCGAGAGGGCGGTCTCGACGGGGTCAATGATCACGATGGATCTCCGGCGGATGGTCGGTTCCATGGAGTTGGCGTCCTTGGCCAGCTTGACGGCGCGCAGATTGTGGTGCCTGCGTTTGCCGATCTCGGGCTTGTACACCCAGACCATCGAAGTGATGTAATCCCCGGGGATCGCCCCGGCGTGCCCGGCGGCGATGTGTCCCTCCACCATGGGAACGGCATAATAGTCATCAACAACCAGGCCTTCGGGAGGCCGGTCATATTCTCCCACTAGGCTGATGACCGGCTGTAAGACCTGGGGTGGGGGCTTGGGACCGGTGAAAAGCTCCTCCAGGGACATCCCGAATCCCTCGGCCACCTTTTCCAGGTAGTCCATGCGCCACCGCCGTTTCCCTTTCAAGAACCGGCGGAAGAGTGCGGGGTCAATCCCCAGGTCGCGTGAAAAGGGGGCCAGCTTAGCTTTGCGCTCCTTGAGAAGCCCCAGGACTCGCCGGGAGATGAAATCCGGGGCCGATTCCCCATTCTCTTCATGCCATTCCCGCATCGGTTTTCCTCCCTAAAAAAATCCCGAGGCCTGACCTTTCACTTAACTCTCATCCCCTGACCTCTAACCTACCGAATTCATTTTAGGACTTATTGTCCCCCATAGTCAATAGAAAAATAGGCTCTCCTGCTAAAATGTCCCATAGGTCATTATGGCAGCAGACGAAATTTTTAGACTTGACAAACAAGGACAATATGGCCTATATAATGAAGCCATGAAAATGAAGATTCCCGTGAAAGTGGCCGACCGCATAGGGGTTGATCGCAGCTATATCAAGAAAATCAACCGGGGCATCCGGCGCCCCAGTCTCAAAACTGCCAGGAAGATCATCGAGGCCATGGAGGGTGTAATCAGCCTGGAGGATCTCAGGCCGGACATCGTCAACCTGGTCCAGGAACTTTCTCAGAAGGATGAAGCCGCTGGCCCCGCCACCTCCCGGGGGCACCCCACTTTGGAAGAGTAATCCATGCCGGAAGCCCTATGGGGATTAGTTTTTGTCATCTCACATCCAGAGAAGCAGGGCCAAGTCGGCGCCTTGCTAGTGAACCTGGCGGCCGAGAGACGGGAAACAAAATGAAGTGGTTTCAACATCAGTGCGACGCTGATGAAAACAAGAAGGTCCGAAAGATTGAGAAATGGGGCCTTGCTCAGGGCGGCGATGACGGCGCCATGGCCGCTACCGGCCGCTATTGGCGGCTTCTGGAAAAGCTCGGCAAGGCTGAGGAAAAGAACGGCAGATTCGAATTTGAGCCCGGCTACGATTTGGACCTGGTGGCCGATGATCTGCGGTGCTCTCCTGAATACCTGGTGGAGTTTTGCAACCTCCTGGCTCAGATAAATGCGATTGATTCCCGGCTATGGGAGGAGAAGAGAGCGATTGCCTGCCCCAAGCTGGCGGAACGATGCGACGAATATTGCAAGAAGAAAGAACGTCGAAGGCAGAAAATGCACGGACAATCTCCCGAGAGTGTCCCACCAATGCCAGGACAAGCTCCTGACCATGTCCCGACAGTGTCCGGACAAACTCCGGAGATTGTCACAATAGGGTCCGGAGATGCTCCCGAGAGTGTCCCGAAGGAGTCCGGAGACGCCTATAAGAATCAACACATACACTTACACCTACAAGAACAGAAAAACCAAGGGATAGAGGCTGAAGCCCCCAGCGGCTCCGCAGCCCTTCCCTCTCCTGATCCTCAGATTACCCCTGCCAGAGTCTTTCATCTATGGAACGACCTGGGGTGCAGACCTTCCCTGGCGGAACTGACCACCGAACGCAGTAAGCGTCTGGCCGTCCGCATCCGCAAACGAGGCGACCCGGCCTGGTGGGAGCGGTTGTTCCTCAAGGCCAAGGCAGCCAATAAGCCCTGGCTCACTTTCGATTTTCTCATTGCCAACGACACCAACGCCATAAAGCTGCTTGAGGGAAATTATGACCACGACTTCGGCTCAAGAAATAACGGCGGCAGAGAGAGTAAGTCCGGGCCTGGAGCCTATCAGAAACCGCATCCAGCGAATCCTGGAAAGTTCGCCTCCCGTTCAAGAATCCTCTCCACCGACCCCGGAGGAGGAAGAGCGGACCCTGAAAAAGATTCTCCTGGCCAAGGGGGTGTACCCGGTTCACCTGAATGCCCGGCTGTCTGATTTTCCCCGGCCGCCGGAGACCCCGCCGGTCTTTATCTCGGGTCCGGTCGGAACAGGCAAAACCCACCTGGCCGTGGCTTATCTGGTCCGGGAGATCCAAAAGTGGGGCGAAAACAGCAGGGTCTTTATCCGGAGCGTGGATCTGTTTAACAAGCTTCGGGACTCGTTCCGCAATAACTTCAGCACCCCGGCAAGCGAGATCACCGGGAGTTTTTCCCAATACCGTTTTCTGGTGATCGACGATCTGGGAACCGAGCGGGATACCCCGCTGGTCCAGGAGGCCCTTTACAACATCATCGACCACCGGGCCGGCCACCGGCTCCCTACGGTCATTACCTCCAATTTCACCCTGGACCGGGTGGCGGAACACTACGGGGAATTCGGGGAACGGCTGGCCTCCAGGATCGCCGGCATGGGCGAGACCCTGATGCTGCTTGGCAAGGATCGCAGGTGGCAAAAATGAAGCAGTCTAACCACTGTTCCCGCTACAAGGGCATGCCCACCAACGAGGACGTTTGCGCCAGGCTGGTGTTGGCGGACACCGGACCAAGGGCGATCTCGCAGTTTGAGCCATTTTGCAGTCTCACCCACAAACCATGCCCGAGCAATGGTCAGCGCCTCATGCCCAGGGCGGATTCGGATGATGATGCTGGATAAATATGACCCCAGCGGGTCAAATCGGCCTAAAGGAGGATTTTTATGAAATGTGAACCTGGATGGGGTTGGTTAAGACCGGCCCTTTGTTGACGGGGAGCATAATAATGATTTTGGCGCTAACCACCAATCCAGCACCCGCTCTAACCGACCAACCCCGACAATCAGCAAAAGTGACGGTCACGGCTACTGGATACTGTTTGCCGGGCAAAATGACGTGCGGCACCACCACCAAGGCTGGGCAAGAGCTTGCCCGGGCTCAGGGGTGCAAAGGCTGCATTGCACTAAGCCGGGGGCTGGCAAGGGATCTCGGTTTGTGGAACGGGAAGCCCTATGATTACAAGTTCGGCACGGTCATCGTGATCGAGGGCTCGAACGGCTACGATGGCAAATATCTGTTCCTGGACCTGATGCCCGCCAGGTGGCGTTATTACCGGGTGGATATCTACTTCCCCAAGCTGCGGGAATGCCGCGTCTTCGGCGTCAGGCGCTGTCAGCTTTTGGCCATGAGGTGATGGCTGTGGGAACGCAAGTTCACATCGAAATCATCGGTGGCCCAGCGCATACCCTGAAGTTCTCCCGGTTCATGACGCCGGTGGAACAGCAGCGGGTGCTCCAGTCCCTGTGCCATTTCGGGCGCACCTTGCAGTTGTGGCTGGAGGAATCAAAGGACCTGATCTCCCCTGAATTTCAGAAGGAGCAGGCGATATAACCCGATCCAAGGAGGAAATATGGTCACCATCACCGATTTCAACTTTTCAACCGATCCGGGTTCACCCGGCGTCATCCAGGCGCAGATCGCCATCCCCTTCGATGACGCAGAGGACGGCCAGCCGGAAACCCTGACCGCGCCCATCCAGGGGAGCTCCGAGTATGAAGTGCAGTTAACCGTGCAGGTGGTGAAGATTCCTGCACAGACCCAGCAGTCCGCCGGGGCCGGCCAGGGGGCTGCCGCGGCAACCGGGTCATAATCACCACTTTAACCGCCAACTTTAACCCCGGCCCCCTGACATCGAGGGGGCCGGGACCTAAACGAACAAAGGAGAAACCCCAAGTGAAAGGTTCTGTCAAATGGTTCAACGAAGCCAAAGGTTACGGCTTCATCAGCCAGGATAACGGCGGTCCGGATGTCTTCGTGCACTATTCCAACATCACCGGCAACGGTTTCAAGACCCTGAAGGAAGGGCAGCAGGTGGAGTTCGAGATAGGCCAGGGTCCGAAAGGCCCTTGCGCCACGAATGTAAAACGGCTTTAAAACGCGGCGCTCTGATGTCCTGGGAATACTTCAGAATAGGCTACTTTACCGGCCTGGGTGTCCTGGCGGCCGCGGCCACCGGCCTCATCCTCTGGGGGCTTTATGACGTGCTGGGGGGAATCGTCGACAGCATCAAACTCGCCTGGCACTGGCGGAAATCCAAGAAGGAGCCTTCGGGCTAATCGCGGAGAATCTTGTGCATGAAAAAGTGGTTTCTGAGCAAGCGCCTGTTGCCGGGAGATTTTTCTAATGGTCCCAGGCGGCGCTCCTGATCATCAGCCGATTGTCACCGTCCCAATCGAATTCTACCGAGGGGTCAAGGCCATCGCCGCCTTCCTGGACATGACGGAACGGCATGCCAGGAGACTGCTTAATAGCGGCAAGCTTCCGGCCAAAAAGGATGAGGCCGGCAGGTGGGTGCTGACCAACCTGGATTACTACCAGAGCCTGCAGGGGTAATGTGGAAGAACCTAAACCCAGAGTGTACGTGGGGATCAAATGGGGCATGGACAACCCGACCGTCATGTTAGCCGGAGAATACTCCCCGGCGCCCAAGGATCATCTCTTCATCTTCCGGGAGTTATACGAGGAGAGCTTTTACTTCGACGACCTCTTGCCCATCGCCAAGGCCTGGGTTCAAGAGTTGAAGATCAGGAAATTCTACTGCGACCCCAAGGAGCCGGAGTTTATCAAACGGCTGCGGAAACAAAGGCTGTGGGCGGTGGCGGCGCCGGATGAGTTGGCCCTGGCGCGGAATCTCTTGGGAAAACGGCTGGGCAACCATGCAAAAGGGCTTTCCGGGGGGCTCACCTTCTCCCGGGATTGCCCCAAGACAGTGCAGGAATTTTTCAAGTACCGGATGCCGGAGCGGGACCCCCGCCGGCCGTTCCGTGACAAACCCCTGGACATGAACAATTACGGGATCGGCGCCCTGCATTTCTTGATACTGGGGCTGACTACCGAGGTCACCCCGCGGGTGAGGTGGTTATGAAACTATGGATCGTTGGGCAAACCAGGGAATACGGCCCCCCGCAGCAAGGTTCCCGATGGGACTTTCAGGGGGTGTTCGATTCGGAAAGAAAGGCGCTGGCGGCTTGCAAGACTCCGGCCTATTGGATCGCCCCCATCGAATTGAACCAGGAACTCCCCGAGGAGCCGGTTGAGCTTCCGGGGGCCTGTTTCCCTCTGGGCGACTGGGGCAAGATAGAAGCATGAATGAGAAAAATGATTCGGAGGCTACTCCATGATTTTCACTTCCAATTTCAAAATCGCCGGCCGTCTCCCCCAGGCGGTGGCCATCTCCCTGGGGGTGCCCCGGGGTTGGCATGGTGCCCGGTGCACCGTTTTAGCCCCGCCGCGCCCCCTCATCAAAATCATGGATGAGGCCACCTTCATCCCGCTTTATCGGACCCAGGTCCTGGATAAGCTGGACCCGCACAAGATCATCCGGGATCTGGGCGGCGACAATTTCATCATGCTCTGTTGGGAGGCCCCCGGAGAATTTTGTCATCGCCGGGTGGTGGCGGCCTGGATGAGAAAAGAGATGGGGGTCCTAGTAGAGGAGTTCAACGCTAGGCTTAAACGGCACCAGGATTGGCTGAGAGAAATGGCAAAGGGGCAGCCATGAAGGAAAAGGATCAAAGGCCGAGCACTAGTTTCAAGGCAGTTTCTACCTCTGGCATGCAGTTGCAACGGCCAATCACTTTATCGATTTCCCTGGGAAGGACGGTGGCCAGATGATCGGCAACGATTATGGAATCCGAGAGAATCCCCATTGCCTGGCCGGCCGGACTATCTTTGCTGACCAGCACTCGGGTGACTCCGGTGCGTTCCAGGTTGGAGGTTATTTGTACTACCACCCTTTGGCTCAATCCTGTTTCGACCGCCTCGTCCTGGACCACCAGGGCTGGCCGTTTCTTATAACGAACCAGGTCCGAATAGGGAAATTTAACGAGGACCACGTCCCCCCGTTTAAAGGGTGTCATAGGCCTCCATGCCCGGTGCATCCCAATCTTTTTCGAAGGCGGCAAGCCGAGCTCTCGTTTCCTGGACCTCTTCGGCGCTCCAATCGAGGTTGGAGACCAGCAGGGGACCTGGCGCTGCCTGGGCCTTTCGGCTCGGCTTTCCTTTTGAAGAGGCGGCTTCTTGGGAGATGTTACCCATGTGATCTGCCCTCCTATGTCGGTAATTATGAAGCATTTTGGGGTCATGTCAAGGAGCGGGATAGATGTCCTTCATCGGCTCGATAAACGCCGAAACCCGGAAGTGGCTGGGGAACAACGGCGCCGCCTTCGACGGCCGGCAGGTCTACGTGGGCTGCTCCGGCAATTTCTCTGTGGAGCAGCTCCTCTCCCGCTACGCGCCCAAGGCCAGGATATGGGGGAACGACGTTTCCATTTATTCCGGCGCCCTGGGCGCCTACCTGGCGAACCAGCCCTTTGAGCTCTCCGTCCAGGAGGAGGATTATAAATGGCTCGAAGCCTACCTGGAGGACGTGGAGGGCCAAGCCGCCGCCATCATGGTGCTCCTGGAAGCGCTGAAATACGAGAAGGCGAATAATGCCTTCAAGGCCCGCCACTGGGCCCACTACTGCAACAACTTCGCCCAGTTTCACCAGGCCACGGTGGAGCGGCTGCGGGAGCGCAAACAGGGAATCCGGCTGGAAGGCTACACCGGCAAGGATATTTTCGACCTGCTGGACGAGGTTCCGAAAGACGGGGTGGTCATTGCCTTTCTGCCCACCTACGCCGGCGGCTACGAGAGGATGTTCAAGCGCCTGGGCGAGATCTTCAAATGGGATGAGCCCCGGTACGAGATCATCGACGAGGAGCGCAAGAAGCGCACCATCCTGAAGATGATGGAGCGGGATTATCTCTATCTCGACGACCGGGTGTACCCGGGCCTGCCCATGGTGGCCGTGGTGCGCAAGGCCCGGATGAAGCCGGTCTATATCTATTCTAACCTGGCAGCGCTTCGTCTGGCGGTGCTGAAGCAGCAACGCCGCTCCCAGTTCGTGCCCTTCGCCAGGCTATCGGATCAGGACGAGATCACCCCGGCCTCCAAGCTCACCATAACCCCCAGCAGCAACGCCGTGGTCAATTACTACCGGGACGTTTACCTGTCCAAGGGTGTAGGGATTCCGGCGGATGGCGAAGCTCCATTCGCGGTGGCCGTGGACGGGAAGGTCTTCGGCTTTCTGATCTTTGCCAGGATGCAGGGGCGGGGGGATGTTTACCTCCTGGCCGACTTCGTGGTCAATTCCACCCGCTACCGAAGGCTGGCGAAGCTCCTGCTCCTGGTGATTCAGACCAGGGAGATTCGCCGCATGATGGAGGAAAAGCTCCTGGCGGAACTGCCCTCCTGCACCACCATGGTGTTCACCGACAAGCCGGTGTCCATGAAGTACCGGGGCCTGTTTAAGCTGGCCCGGCGAGACGAGGGCAAGCTGGTTTACTCAACCGAGATGGGCATCCGCAACCTAAACGAGGTTATCCCCTTATGGCTGAAGAAATACGAGAAGTCCTGACCCTGCTCAACGAGAAGCTGGCGGGCCTATTCCCCTATCGCCTGGAACTGGCGCACCCGGGAGAATTGCATCTCCTGGATAAGAACGCCCGGTACATGAAGGCCGAGCAATTCCAGTCCCTGGTGGAGAACGTCAAGAAGGACGGCAATCTCTCTTCCCTGCCCCTCTGCTACCGGGAGAAGGGCGGCAAGCTCCTGGTGCTCTCCGGCAACCACCGCACCATGGCGGCCCGGCAGGCCGGCCTGGACCAGATTCTGGTGATGGTGGTGGCCGATGAGAAGACCGACGACGAGAAGCTGGGGATCCAGCTCTCCCATAACGCCATCTGTGGCCAGGACGACCTGGTGATCCTGAAAGAGCTGTGGGAGAGCATCAAGAACGTCCAGGCCAGGCTTTACGCCGGACTGGATTCGGAGACGATCAAGAGCCTGGAGGGAATCAAGTTCGCCGCCATCTCCGAGCAGCGCCTGCAATATAAGCTGGCGAATTTCATGTTCCTGCCCGAAGAAATCGAGAGCCTCGATGAGCTGCTCAAGGAAACGGCGGTGGCCTTCTCGTCCGACGTGGTTTACCTGGCCAACCTGAGCACCTACGACTCCTTTTTCGACCTGGTGGTCAGGATCAAGAAACGCTGCCAGATCAAGAACAGCGCCGCGGCTTTCCTGAAACTCCTGGAATTGGCCAGGGTCGGGCTGGAGCAGATGATCAAGGTGGAGGGGGCGAATGGCACCTCAGACAAGCAATAGAGATACCCTGGTCTACCGGGGCCGCATTCCCGACTATTTTGCCCCGGCTTTAGTTTTGGGCTGGATTTTGACGCTGGCGCTTTTCGGTGTTGAGCATGAGACCAGGTGGGGGAAGATGGTTCTTCCCGTTTGGATAGGCTGGCGCCGGCTGGCCGATAAAATCCTGGAGAAGATTCAATGAGCTGGCAAGATGCCCTCCTGATCCACCGGGCCGCCGAAAACTACCAGGGTGTGGCCCTTATGGTCCGTGACCCCGTTCTCCTGCGCCTGGCCGCAGCCTGGCCCAAGGTTAAGCGGCAGCTCCCGGAACCCCCTCCCCCAGGCCAGCAGGTGGACCTGGAAACTCTCTGGCAGAAAACCAGGGTGGATTTCCGGGAGTGGGCGGAACTGGCTCAGGTGGACGCTCTTCTGGTCATGGAAGGCTGGAAAGTCTTGAAGGGCAATGAGATCATCTTGCCGGACGGCACCTTGAATCATTTAGCCGACAGCGTCCTGAAAAAAGAGGCGGCCGGCCAACTCCTAAACCAGTTCGGGATCAAGCCGGGAGATCTGAAGAAATGACCCCGGACCCATATTACAACCCCGACTGCGACGTCTTTCTGGGGATCGACAAGGGCTTCAGGAATCCCAACGTCACCCTCTGGATTCAGCCGGATCGGAAATGGGAGCGGGTGATCGTTCTCTTCGCCCATTACCAGGTACTCAGGACTCCGGACGAAAACGCCAGGATTGCTCTGAAACTCCATCAGGCGCGAGGCTACGGCCGGCTTACCGGGGGCTGGGGCGATCCGTCGGCCCCGGATATGCTCCGGGCCTATTCCCTGGCTTTTGGGGTAGAGATCGCCGGGCCCCGCCAGTCCGTGGCCTGGGGCCATGAGATCGTCAAACAATGGCTCAAGACCGCCAGGATGACCAAGGGGGCGGCCGGCCTGGTCTTTTCCCGCTTCTGCCCCCGGGACCTGCTGGTGGAGATGAGTCACTACGAAAAGCATGAGCCCGGCAAGGGGGCGCACCACGGGCCGGACGGGCTCCGCTATTTCTTCGCCGGCTGGCAAGGTGGAAAATGACAGCTTCCGAAACCCCCCAGTCGAAACCGGAAATTCCGCCTATTTCCAAGCGCCGACAGCAGCGTATCAGAGAGATTCAGGACCTCTTTGACACCGGCTTGAAAGTATCTGAAATAGCTGCGATATACGGGATTTCCGAACGCATGGTGCGTCAGGACAAAGAAGACGGCAAAGCCTTCGACCGGGCCCTCTCCAAGACGGTGGACCAGGCGGAATTTCTGGGGCGGGAAATCAGAAGTTTTGAGCAGGCAATGCGCATGGAATGGCGGGCCTATCGGCTGGCCACCAACCCATTCGTGAAAGTCGCATGCATGAGAAACCTTATAGCCCTCAAGGAAAAATACATCAAATTCCTTCAGGGTGCCGGGCTCCTGGATAAGGTTCCAGAGCAGCTCAAGATCACCGGCCTCCCCCTGGAGGACGACAAAATCCGGGAAGCCGCCTATGCCCTGCTGGAAATGGTGCAGGAGAAGATCGAAAAAAATACAGAGGTTGAAACTTTCTGATCTTTACAGGGGCCCCGCATGACCGGCCAGGGCGCAGATTTAGACCTCGATCTTTTAAGACGGGATTTGATCGAGCACCATCGGCGCCATGGGTTCAAGGGACCTGAGGAACTACTGCGATTTATCAGGACCTTTTGGGGTCTGAGGGTGCCCCAGGCCCAGGTCTGCCCGGAGCACACGCCGCCTGCGGAATATATCGTGGACAGCTTCTTTGAAGAGGTCCAGGACTCGGTCTGCTGGGCCAACCGCGGCGGCGGCAAGACCCTCTTGGGCGCCTTGTCCACCTGGTTGGATACGGTCTTCAAAAGCGACTGCGCCACGAAGATCCTGGGCGGCTCCCTGGAGCAAAGCAAGAAGATGTACCAGCACCTGACGGGAGGGGGCGACGGCTGGGGACTGGCGACCGATGATTTCCGTTACCTGCTCCGGGGCGAAATGCTGGCGGCGCAGACGGCGCTGGTCAACAAATCGAACATCAATATTCTGACGGCTTCTTCTAAGTCAGTGCGCGGTCCGCACCCGCAGAAGCTCAAGTTGGACGAGGTGGACGAGTTCGAGGACAAGATCTACGAGGCCGCCTTGCTGATCCCCAAGACCAAGAAGAACATCAAGGCCAGCGTCCAGATTTATTCGACCATGCACAAGGCTTACGGCCTGATGAACCGGGTCATCTCCGAGGCGGTCCAGAGCGGCTACAAGATTTATAAGTGGTGCGTCTTCGACGTCATGGAGAAGTGCGTCGGCCGGGAGTGCACAGTCTGCGAGTTGTGGGAGGACTGCCAGGGGAAGGCGAAACAGGCCGACGGCTTTTACAGCATCGAGGACGCCATTTCGGAAAAACGCAAGGTCTCCCGGGACACCTGGCTCTGCGAGATGCTCTGCTTCCAGCCCAGCCAGGAAGGATTGATTTATAAGGAGTTCGATATGGCGCTGCACGTTATTTAGCCAACAGCTATAACGTAACTTCCCCCAACACCAAATAATAATAATGATACCAATAATAATTGGGAGCGGTGAAGTTTGTCCAGATTTAGTAGTAACGCTAATAATAATGCTAACCATTACTTAGGATTGTGAGAATAAACCTTCGATTGTGAGAAAAAACAAGTTTACATAAGTGCGTAATATAATAAGATAAAAATAAAACACGATAAATAATGAATAACTCAATATTACATAGCAACAACAAAGGGGGTGGGGCAATAGTATTATAAGATTACATCAGGTCGGGTGGCCGAGAAAGTGGGCATGGCGGCCAGTAAAAAAACCCCAGAAGACGAAGACCAGACCCGGCCAATCAGAGAGGAGATAGCAATCCTGGACTCTTATAAAAAGTCGAAACTGCAAATGGGGCGCAGGTGAATTTGCCAGCCTACCCGAGGCCCCTCCTGGTGATCAGATCGAATCTGTCCCTCCAGGTAGGATGGTGGTCACCGGATATCCACCGAGGACTGAGCACTCGGGTGATGAACCTGAACGCTTGCGGGTTTGTGGGTTTACCGAAAAGAACCCTGGGGATCGGCCCCCTAAAAGCCGAGCGCATGGCTGACCCGGAGATGTGCGGAATCAAGGAAGCCGGAGTACTGACCCTGAGCGAAAGCGGCCTGGAGGTGGTGGAGCGACGGAAACTCCAGGAAGGAAAGGGATGGGAAACGGCGGGGGTGATTCAAGCGGCCGGGTTGGGGAAGCGTGAAACAAGGACTTTTAACGTTGAATTTGGCTCTGTTATCGGGGTTAGGAATTCTGGCGGAGATCCTAACCCTTAAAGAGCGCCAAGCTCAATATCCCGATTGGAGGCAAGCTGAATGGAGGCTCAAAATTATTTTAGCCTGCCCGGTGGCGCCGGCGAGGAGGTGCGGTACGGGTGCCACAACTGCAAGCACTGGGACCGGATCACCGATACCTGCCCGATGTGGCCAGAAGAGCCCTGGTATAAGGGGCCGGTCTCCCGGAATCTTGAAGTCTGCCAATGCTGGGCCTGCGCTTATTGCGGGGGGCCCTGGTGGTGGCTGATGACCGATCACGACGTCTGTCAAACCCTGCTAATCGGGGCGGCGGCTTAAACGACTTTTCGACAGGAGGTAACGTGCAAACCTGTTCTTTCTTCAGGGTGCTGAACCGGCAGAATCAATTCGGGGAGCGCCTGGTATCCATCGCCTTTTACTGCCCCGGGGCTTATAGTGGCCGCTCTTATCCGAGATTATGCAGCAGCCTTGGCCACCACGGGCAAAAAATGGTTTTGGGGACCCCTTTGCCAGGGGAAAACCTCACAAAGCTTCTGTTCTTGACG